CGGCGGCGGCGTGAACGTCACCATCAACATGCCGCCGGGCAGCAACGGCCATGACGTCGTGGCAGCGATCCAGCAGTACGAGAAGCGCAACGGGAAGTCGTGGCGCTCGTGAACAGGGAGGGGCCGACATGGCTAAGTACCAAGTGAGTGTGACGACACCGGCGGCGACTGCTTCGGCAGCGTTCGCCACGATCCGTGCGGGCGCATCGTCGCGTGTGCGGCTGCTCGAGTTGGGCGTGTTCACCAACGCTGCAACCGCAACAAGCGTAGCGCTCATCCGTGCGACGAACACGTTCGTGCCGACCACGTCGATCATCGGCCAGCCGTACGACACCGGCGACCCCACGTCGATCGCCAACGTCGACACCGCCTGGTCGACGGCGCCGACGGTGACGATCGCCAACTCGCTGCGCCGCATCGCTCTGCCCGCCACCATCGGGGCGGGTGTGATCTGGACGTTCGATCCGATGTTCGCTGTCGGCCCCGCCGGCGTCGGCGGTCTGGTGCTGTGGAACTTCGGCTCCGGTGCCGGTAGCGCACTGAACGTCTACGCCGTCTGGGAGGAATAGCCGATGCGCGCCGTGATGGCGCCGAAGCTGTCCACCGGACAGGGCGTGCTGACCGCACCGGCGACGCTTGCCGCCGACGTGGCCCGCTCGGCGATCGTCGGCCAGCCGCCGGAGGCATCGCTGCCGGTGCTCGCCCTCGGCGAGTGGCGGGTCGAGTTGTTCCTGCGCCGCTGGGTCGACGCCACCGCCGACGTGCGTGGCGTGTCGACGAGTCGTGGTTCTCGCACAGTCAGCGGTATCACTCGCCGCACCGAAGCGGGCACCGTGACGGTCGAACTGCTCAACCGTGCGCGCCAGTGGGACCCGACCGCTAACACCGACTTCTACACCGGCGTGCCGCTCAGGCTGACGGTGTCGAACGGGTCGGCGATGGTGCCGGTGTTCACCGGCCGAGTGGTCGACATCGAGCTGCAGTGGCGCTCGTACGGCATGGACCCGGTCGTTACCGTCACGGCCGCCGATGCGGTGTCGGTGCTGTCACAGATGGACCTGGCAGCGGTCGCCGCTGTCGGTGCCGGTGAGACGGCGTCGGAGCGCATCACCCGCATCCTCGACGCCGCCGGTTGGCTGGTCGGCGACCGTGACATCTCCGGCGGTGGCGTGGCCTTGGCGGCGACGACGCTGGAGGGGTCGGTGTGGGATCAGGTCGGCACGGTTGTCGACGCCGAGGTCGGCGACTGCTGGGTGCGTGCTGATGGCGTCGTGGCGTTCCGCACGTTCGCCGAGGCGCTGAATGGTGCGTCGTCGATGACGTTCGCCGACGACGGCACCGGTGTCGCCTACGCCGACGTGGCGATGGTCTATGACGATGAGCAGTTGTTGAACCGGGTGATCTATGCCCTGGCCGGGTCGCCGACGGTGACGACGCTGAGCGACACCGGTTCGGCTGGCAAGTACACGGCGGGGCTGTTCGCGACGCTGACGGCGACCGACCTGCCGTTCTCGACGCAGGCGTCCGCCGATGCGTGGGCGCAACTGGCGTTGTACATCGGCGCCGATCCTGAGTTGCGGGTCGACACGGTGACGCTGCTGCCTCGCGGCGACACGTCGATGGTCGCTGCGCTGCTGGCGCTGGAGATCGCATCGAAGGTCACGGTCATCATCAACCCGATGGGTGGCGGCACCATTACCCAGTCGTGCTGGGTTCGTGGCATCTCGCACGAGGTGACCGCTGATCGTGTGTGGCGGTGCACGCTGTCGCTGCAGTCGGCGGCAAGGTACCGCTACTTCACGCTCGACGACGTGGTGCTCGGCCAGCTCGACAGTTGGGCGCTGGCTGAGGGCGCTGGGACGTGGTCGGGCGGTCGTTGGACGACAACGGCCGGTCAGGTGCCGACCCGTACCGAGTGGAACCGCCTGGCCGATCAGATGGTGATGGTGTTCCCGTCGCTGGCTGTTGCGCAGTCGGTGATCGCGTCGCCGACGGTCGGAATGCAGGTGCAGATCGTGACGCCGTTCGAGCGTCGCTACTGGAACGGTTCGTCATGGGCCAAGGCGTGACAGGGGGTCACTGATGGGACGCAAACAGTGGACAGCGTTTGAGAAGGTCACCGCCGCCGACGTGAACGCCAGCCTTGCCGATCAGTCGGTGATGGTGTTCGCCACCACGACGGCCCGAGATGCTGCGATCCCGTCACCGTCGGTCGGGATGCAGTCGGCGGTGACGGCTTCGCCCGACCTCGGTGCGCCCCGCTACTGGGATGGAGCGGCGTGGACTCTGGTTCAGAACGGGTCGCCGTATGCGAACGTGTGGACGCTCGGAGATCAGACGCAACAGGCGAGCGTGAGTCAGTACCTCGTGACCACTACCTCCAACGTCTGGCTGCAAGTGACCGCTTCGCTCGGCACTGATGCGATCATCCACGGCTTCGAGTTCTTCGGCGCCAGTGGCGCGCAGACGGTAGACATCGGCACCGGCGGGTCGGGCAGCGAAGTGGTGCGCTGGACGACGTTCCCTGGCGCCGTGAGTCGCGCACCACAGGACTACTTCGCTATCCCGTACGGCATTGGTGTCGCTAACGGCACCCGTATCGCTTTCCGAACGACGATCGGCGGCACCAATCAAAGCGTATTTGTGCATTACACGCCAACGTCGAGTGTGCCTTCGCTGGTGCAGATGGGGTGGACGTCGTCGGCGACGATCAGTGGCACGTCGTGGGTGCAGATCGCAGCAACGCCGCCCGTGGCTGGCGGTTGCTACATCGTCGGGCTTGAAGGTTTCGCTGGTGTCTTGTTCAGCTCCTACGGAATCCAGCTCGGCTTCGGTGGGTCAGGTAGTGAAGTGGCAACAACGGGCGCCATGCAGCAGGGCGGCGGCGGCCTGGTATCGCTGCGCTCGCCGATCTACTGGTCCCCATCAACCCGCCTAGCGGTCCGATCAGACAACGCCTCAGCGGGCGGCAGCGTGCGCGTCATCTGGAGGGAGACACTCACATGAGCACCACATGGTTCGCAGTTCTCGACGACACCGGCACCCTGGTGTCGACCGGGACCGTCATCGACGCCGACGACCTCGCCGCCAAGGGCTACACCTGGCATGAGTGCGAGGTGCCCGACGGCAAGGTGCCGGAGTGGACCGGTACAGCGCTCGTCGCTGTCGATCCGCCTCCGCCGCCGCCGCCGCCGAAGACGCTCGAGGAACAGATCGCCGACGCTGTCGCGACCGCACTGCAGGCGGTGAAGCGATGACCGCCATCCTGTCCCGCTTCGACGTCGGCCTGCCCGGCCGCGTCACCAACATCGACCGGATCACGCCACGGCCGCTGCTGCGGCCACGGCTCGACATGGTCATCGCCCACTACACCGGGGTGCGTCGGTCGTACGCCAACGCCGACCTGACCAAGACGATCGCGTCGATTCACCGCTGGAAGGCCAACGAGTACAATTACGTCATCCACATGGATGGGCGTATCGCCGAGTTCGCCGGCCGTCACCGGGCGGCGCACGCAGCGAAGTACAACGACACCGCCTACGGCATCCTGTTCCTGAACGGCGAGTCTGACGCCTGCACCGATGCGCAGGTCGCCTCGTTCCGGTGGCTCATCGACGTGCTCAAGTGGACGCAGGCCGTCACGCCGACAGCGAAGATTGTGCAGCACGGCCAGGTGGCCGCCACCGCCTGCCCCGGCCGGATCAAGGAGCGCTGGTCGGAGTTGACGGCATGACCACCATCATCGTCGCCGTCATCGGCGGTGTGTTCGGCCTGGCCACGATCTGGCTGCAGGCACGGGTGCACAAGGACAACCGCAACGACCACGCCAAGACGGCCGCGACGGTGGACACCATCGCCGCCGTCGTCGGCGACATGCGTGCCGATCAGATCGAGATCAAGGCCGACCTCAGGGAGGTGAAGGCCGACCTGCGGGACCACTCGCATCGGCTGCGCATCGTCGAGGCCGACGAACCCGCCGAGCCACCGAAGCGCCAACGGAGGAAGCCAGCATGACCCGTCACCTGTTCACCCGAGCGTTCTGGGCCGACGCCGCCGAGCGGGCGATCAAGACCGCCGCCCAGGTCGCTCTCGTCGCCATCGGCCAGGACGCTGTCGGCGCCGATCTGTGGGGCGCCAGCCTCGGCAACGTCGCAGCGCTCGCAGCGGCGGCGGCGCTGGTGTCGCTGCTGACGTCGATCGCATCCGCTCGAGCGCCGGGCATGTCGCCCGCCTCGGTCGTGCCGCCCGGTCTCTGAGCCGGGCACCAACGCCCGGTGTGCGCCGGGCACAACGCCACAGGGAGGCAACAGTGAGCAAGGCCAAGTCCACCGGCGTCGACATCGACGCCATCCTCGCCGACTCGCAACGCAAGCGGGTCGGCGGCAAGTGCAACGTCTGCACGGCGCTCGCCGCCATGCCCGACGACTGGCGCGACAAGTTCGAGGCAGCCCTCGCCGACACCGAACGATTCTCGGCGTCGTCGCTGATCGGGGCGTTCGACCGGATCGACGTGACCCTGGCGCGAGGCTCGATCGAGCGGCACCGTCGGCGCGAGTGTGTGGGTAGTCGTGGCCACGCCTGACATCGACGCCGTGCTGGCGGCGAGCACGGTCGACCGCCAACAGGTCGACGACCTCAAGCGCAAGCACGCCGACGCCATGCACCAGCTCGAGGTCGCCAACGAGGCGCGCCGCCGGGCCGAGCAGGAACTGTCGGCGATGCTCCGGCTCGACAAGGCACGCCCGGCCGAGCCGCCGAAGTGGATGCGCTCGCCTCGCAAGGCCAGCGCCCACAGCGGTACGCCGTGGCTGCTGCTGAGCGACCTGCACTTCGACGAGGTCGTCGACCCGGCGCAGATCGGTGGCGTCAACAAGTACGACCGCGCCATCGCCGAAATGCGGTTGCGCACCACGGTCGAGCACACGGTGAAGGTCTGCCGGGACTACTGGACCGGCGTCGCCTACGACGGGATCGTGGTGCCGCTGGCCGGCGACCTGTACGCCGGTGACATCCACGAGGAACTGAAGCACACCAACGCCGACACCATCATGGGTTCGGTACTGCACTGGAGCGACCAGCTCGCCGCTGCGCTGTCGCTGCTCGCCGACGAGTTCGGCAAGGTGCACGTCCCTGTCGTCGTCGGCAACCACGGCCGCACGACTCGCAAGCCGATGGCCAAGTTCCGCGCCCGGACGAACTGGGACTGGTTCACCGGCCACCTGCTCGCCCGAGAGTTCCGCAAGGACAACCGGATCACGTTCGACATCGCCGACTCGGCCGACGCCCTGGTGCAGTCCTACGGCCACACGGTCTGTGTGACGCACGGCGACCAAGTGACCGGCGGCTCTGGCATCGGTGGTATCTGGCCGCCGATCATGCGGCTCGACGCCCGCAAGCGTGCCCGCTACGCGGCCGTGCAGCAGCCGTACGACCTGCTCGTCATGGGGCACTGGCACCAGTTGACGTGGGGACCGAACTTCATCATCAACGGCTCACTCGTCGGCTACGACGAGTACGCCGCCGTGTCGAACTTCGGCTTTCAGGAACCGGCGCAGGCGCTGTGGCTGATGACGCCGGAGCGTGGCCGCACATGGATGGCGCCGATCTACGCCCAGGACCGTGCGAAGGAGGGCTGGTGACCGGCACCGCCATCGCCGTCGTCTGGCACGACGCTCACGCTGACCGTGCGGGCGGCTGGGTACTGCCCGCCGACATCGACGCCGAGCCCTACCGGGTGACGACGGTCGGGTGGCGCATCGAGCCGAAGCCCGGCCACGTCTCGCTCGCCCAGTCGATCGGCGACGACGGTGCGCTCGACCACATCATCCACATCCCCGACGGCATGGTGATGGAGGTGACGGAGCTGTGATCGAGCACGCCCTGGCGGCCCTCGTCGCCGACGCCCGGAGCCACGGCCTGACGAGCATCGACCTGCTGTCGCTGGAGCGACTGCTGGTCAGCGCTGATGCCCAGCGCCGACGGCTAGAGCAGCACCGTCGCGACCTTATGGCCGTGTACGACCTGCTACCGCCTCACAACTGAATCGCTCGCAGCGCCCCCTGAGCTGTGCGACGTCACGCCCCTCGCCACAAGGCGGGGGGCTGTTGGCGTTTTTCTGACATTCCCTCTTGACGAATGGCTAAATCTGGTGCAGAGTCTCTCCCGTGGGGAACACACCAACCGGAGGGGCTGACGCTCTGACCGCCATTATCCAAGCCGACACCAGAGCGGTGGCGTCGTGAACGGCCCGCAGATCGACGGCCATTTCACCAGCCACGGCGGCCGGGCGCACCGGCCGCCCTCGGTCGTGCAGCACAACCACGGCGCCCGGCACTACATCTCGCTCGGCATCGGCAGCGTGGCGCTCGTCGCCACCACCGCCGAACTGGTGCAACTGATCGAGGGTCTGTCCGACGTGCTCGGCGACGTGCGCATCGCCGACATGCGGGCCGTGATGGCACCGCTGCCGGAGGTGACCCAGTGATCGCCGCCTGGTCTGATCGGCTCGCCGCCGTGGCCTGCCTGCTCATCGGCTCCGCCGCCGCCTACGTGTGGCTGCGCTGGTGCGACCGATGACGACGTTCTACCTCGGGACACACATGCCGCACTGGTTGGCCACGGTCGACGTGCCGCTGTTCGTGTCGCACAATCGGCTGAAGGGCCGCCGCACGCTCCCGATCGCACGCTCTCGGTGGGCGCTCGATTCGGGGGGGTTCACCGAACTGTCGATGCACGGGCGGTGGCGTGAAGCGCCCGCCGCTTACGTCGCTGCGTGTCGTCGCTATCGCGACGAGATCGGGTCGCTTGACTGGTGCGCCCCGCAAGACGCGATGTGCGAGCCGTGGATTCTTGAGCGCGCCAAGGCGTGGCTCGGCGGCACAGTCAAGGCGCACCAGCAATGGACGACGGAGAACTTCCTCACACTGCGCGACATGGCGCCCGACGTGCCGTTCGTGCCAGTGCTGCAAGGTTGGCGCCTAGAGGACTACGAGGCGCACGCTCGCATGTACGACGCGGCCGGGGTCGACCTGCGCTCCGAGTCGACGGTCGGGGTCGGCTCTGTTTGCCGCCGTGAAGCAACCGCCGAAATCGGCGCGATTGTGTCAACGCTGGCAAGTGGTGGGCTGCGTCTGCACGGCTTCGGCGTGAAGGGTGCGGGCATCCGGCGTTACGGGTCCATGCTTGCGTCGTGCGACTCGATGGCTTGGAGTTACGGCGGCCGTCGAATCAAGCCCTGTCCGCACACTGCCGTTTCGTCGTGCGCTAACTGCCTGCCGCACGCCCTTGCATGGCGCGACAGCGTGACCTCGTCGGCGATCACCGATGCACAGATGCAGTTGGTGTTGCGATGAGCCGCCAACCGTTCACGATGCTGCTCGCCGCCTACGTGTGGCTGCGCTGGTGCGACCGATGAAGGCTCTGGCCGCTCTCACCTTGCTGCTCGGCCACTGCTCGGCGCCGACCAGCACCACCGCCGACCGCTGCCCCGAGTTCCGTCAGACGGCGCTCGACGCCGGCTGGTCGGAGGCCGACTGGCCACGGCTCGACGCCATCATCTGGCGCGAATCCCGCTGCACGCCCACGGCGCACAACGGCCGGGGCCGGGATGACAGTTACGGGCTGATGCAACTGAACATGCGTGCCCATCGCTCATGGGTGCGCCCGCTGGTCGACGGCGACTTCGACCGCCTGTTCGATCCGGCGACGAACCTGGCCGTCGCCCGGCAACTGTTCGACCGGGCCGAGCAGCAGATGGGCTGCGGCTGGCAGCCGTGGACGACGAAGCGCACGCGGTGGTGTGCATCGTGAGCCACGTTGTCAACCTCCGGCCCCGTCGCCGCCGACCCTACGATTGGTCGGTCGATGAACTGTCGCCGCTCGATGTGCGGCTGATCCTGGCGGCACTCGCCGCCTCCGACGTGCAGTTCGTCCGTGACGCCGGCGACCGTCTCGACCACCACCTTCGCCGCACCGGCACATCCCCAGCCGGTGCAGGCCGCCAGGGCGTTCCCGGGAGTCCGTCCCGGTTGCAGCGCCCTGGCGTGATCGACCCTGACGGAGGTGTGGCGTGATCTGGTACGTCCTCACCTTCGCCGCCGGCGTGCAGCTCGGCCTGGCCGTCACCCTGTGGCGGCTCGGCGAGCAGCGCCAGGCGCTGCAGGACTGGTCCGACCAGCTCGACGAGCGTGCCGCCGACCTTGACCGGCTGTGGAACATCGTCATCAGCGAGCGGCGTGGGGGGTGCGGGCGGTGAGCGCTGACCCGTTCATGCTGGCCACTGGCCAGGGTAAGCCGTTTCAGCGCAGCGGTTCGTCGCTGCTTGGCCCGGCCGACGCCGATCACTTCCGCATCAAGGTCGGCCGCTATGGCGACCGCTGGTACTGCGACCCGCTGCCCGGTGACCGGTGCTGGGCGGCGTGGGATGGTTCGGTGCCGTCCATCTCGACGATCAAGAAGGCCAGCGGTAGCGACTGGTCGTTCGTCGCTCTCAAGCGAGTGAACGAGGCGCTCGAGCAGCGCCCCACCCGGTTCGACGGCATGAGCGCCGCCGAGCGGTATGAGGCACTCAAGGCCATCAACAAGTTGGGCCTGAGCGCCGCGGCGCTGCGCGGCACCAACGTGCACCTCTACTGCGAGGCCAAGTTGCACGGCTCCGACTGGCGCATCCCGGTCGGCGCTCCCGGCCACGAGTACATGCCAGCTGTCGACGCCTGGTTCGACCAGCACCAGCCGGAGCTGATCGCCGCCGAGTACGTGGTTATCAAGCGCCAGATGTTCTGTCCGCTGAGCGGTGAATACATCGCTGGCTACGGCGGCACGCCCGACGGCTTGCTGCGGATCGACGGCCTGCTGTGGGCGATCGACTGGAAGTCCCGAGGCGAGGACAGCGAGCACGGTGCTTACCCCGAGGAGGCCGAGCAGGTCGCCGCTGGTGTCACCGCCGATTACATGATCGTGCAAGGCGACCACGGCGCCGAGCGCCAGGAGATCCCCGAGGTTACTGGCGGGCTCATCGTGTCGATCCGCCCTGACGGTGCCCGGTCGTACCCGATCGATATCAGCGACGCTGCGCCCAACTGGCGAGCCCGGCACGCCTGGTGGACGGCACGGCTGAAAGAGCGCAAGCCGGTCGGCAAGCCGTGGCCGATCAAGGGTAGGGAAACTCCAACATTTGCGCCGCCCGCACCCGACCTGCCGGATCGTGCCGCCAACCTCGTCGACCGGTTGCGCACCATCGCCGCCCTGTCGCCCGATGTGGCCCAGCGGGTTCGCGAGGCGTGGCCCGTTGGCTGTCCGAAACTGTCCGAGGGCGGCCACACCGCCGAGCAGCTCGACCGGATCCAGCAGATCGTCGAGCAGGCCGAGACGATCACTTCGGCACCGTTCGCCGATCTGCCGGCCGAGCCTGCGCCGCTGCGCACCGTGGACGTCGCCGAGGTGCGTGCCCGGGTGGTGCCCGATGAGGGTGAGCCTGCGGGCGAGGGGCGCATGGTGCAGATGCGTGAGTTGCACGCTGCGCTCGACGACGTGCAGCGGGCATGGATCGCTGCGCTCGCCGACCAGTCGCGCGCTGTGGCGTCGTTCCACCTCGCCGAGCGCAAGACGACCCGCAGCACTCGCATCGTGCGGGGACTGATTGAGTTGGCGCTGAACGACTGCATGGACGACGACCTGGTGCGTGCCGCTGCAGCGTTCGCGCTCGACTCCGACGAGCCGCTGCAGGGATCGCTGCCCGCTGGTGCGGCGATCGCTGCACTCGGGTGGACGGAGGCGCTGACCTTCCAGACCGCCTGCGAAACCTTCGTCGAGGGGCGCATGACGCTCGCTTTCGGCGACACCGGAGTGATGCGGCTGGTTGACCGGCCGCTCACCGCAGACCAGGCCGCCGAGCGACTCGGCGGCACCTGGGCCTGACAACCACATCGCTGCCAGTTGAGCGAATCCCAACAACCAAACATCACAAACATGACAGGGAGATACCTGCAATGCCCATCGACATCCCCGAAGACCGGAACAACGCCCCGACGACACCGGTGATGAAGCGCACGGCGATCGGCGAGCGCACCCGCCTCGCCATCGTCCGCTTCGAGCAGCGCCCGATCAAGAAGGACGGCGCCGACGTCATCAACCCCAAGACCGGCAAGCCCCGCCAGGAACTCGTCGTGCACGGCCTGGCAATGGAGGGCACGACCGCACCGTGCGGCAAGGGCGACGACCAGTGGGTGCCCGCCGTTGGCACGCCGGTGCGCGTCATCCTCAAGGGCGCCGGGCTCGGCGCCTGGATCGAGGCCCGCAAGACCCACCGCAACGGCTCGATCCGTGTCGGCGACGAACTGCGCATCACCGCCGAGTACGCGCAGGCATACGACAGCGAGGGCGGCTTGCGCGGCGGCCAGATCACCGACCAGGCCGACGTCGTGGCGCTGCGCATGAAGGGCGTCACTCTCGGCTTCTACGGCCCGCTGAAGTTGGTTGAGGGCAGCGACGCTGCGTCGATCGCCGCCGCCGAGAAGGCGTACCTCGAGGCCACGGCCATCACGCTCGACGCCCCGAAGACGACCACGTCGGCCGCCGCACCCGCAGACGAGGCGTGGTGAGCGCCGTCGACCATCCCCTCCGGCTTGCCGTCGGCTCGCATCGGGCGGGCAGCGGCATGGGCTGCGCCATGAACGTCATCTCGTGGGAGTCCGGCGACACCATGATCACCGACCTGCCGGCGTGCGCCGACTCGGTGTTGGCGCGGATTGTGCAATGGGTGAACGACTCGATCTGCACGCACCGTGACGGCGACCTGTTGTGCCCGACATGCTCGGTGAAGGTGCTCGACCTGGCGCACCGCATCGTCGGCACCGGCACCCATCCGCTGACCGAGTTGGAGCGTCAGCGGGTGTGGGTGCGGGTTGCCGCCGATCAGGCCCGGCAGGTGCTGCATCAGACGTCAGCGCCTGAAGCGTTGGCAGCGATCGAAGCGGCAGAAGGTTGGTGCGATGGGACGGTGACCGCCGAGCAGTGCAGAATCGCCAACGCCAACGCCAACGCCAACGCCAACGCCAACGCCGCCGCCTACGCCGCCGCCGCCAACGCCGCCGCCGCCGCCGCCGCCTACGCCGCCAACGCCTACGCCGCCGCCGCAAACGCCGTCGCCGCCTACGCCGTCAACGCCGCCGCCTACGCCGCCAAACTCGCCGCCGCCGCCAGCGCCGCCAACGCCGCCGAGCGCTTGCAGCTCGCCCACCGGGCCGTCGATGTGTGGTGCGAATGGGCAGGGTTCACGCCGACGGCACCGGAGCCGGTGATCGTCACCAAGGCGATCGAGCAGATGCTGCAGGTGGCCCAGTGAACGCCGTCGAACACCTCGGCCAGGCGCTGCGCCTGCTCGAGGCCGAGGCGAGCGAGATCGAGCACCGCATGGCGTTCGTGCGTGCCGCCATCGAAGCGTTCGGCTTGGACGCCGACTCGCTGCTGATGGACGTCATCGCCGAGGAGGAGCCGTGGCCGTGGGAGGAGGAGCGGACGGTGCTGCGCATCGACGTGCCCGAGGCCGTCGTACTGCCGACGTCGTTCGTGTCGAGCTACGACGCTCCCGAGGACGGCCCGGAACCGCCCTACGGCCGCACGCCGGGAGGCCGCTGGGACTGGCACATCGTCGCCCAAGAGATCGACACGGCCGACGCCACTGGCTGTCGGCGGGCGGCATGGCTGGGACACCAGTTCGAGGTGCCCAGCACCACCGCTCAGTGGATGGTGAAGCGTTGCCGCGAACAGGGCCTCATCGACGCCGACCGGCCCGCCGTCAACCACCAGGCCGCCCGAGACGCAGCGGCGGCAGCACTGTGAGCCGCTCCGAACCGCCTCCGTCGCGATCTCTCAGCCAGCGAGTTGGCAGGGTTGGCCCACCATCTCTTCGCCCAGTTGAGCAGACGCTGTACGTGCTCATGGCCAACGCTGGTCAATGGCATCAAGTGGACGAGTGGGCGGTGCGTCGACGCTCATACCCATCGAATCAGAATTGTCCGAACACGTCTTCAGCCATGGCCGCTGCACTTCGTCGCCGAGGTTGCGAAGTTGTCATGCGCATCCAGGGCGACGTGTTGGTGGCATGGGCCCGATGGACGCATGCAGTGCCCAGTGCTGTCTCGCCGTGGTACGAGAAGGCGGCAGCACTGTGACCGGCGACTACCCGGTGGCCTACGCCCACTCCGTGCACCACGTCGGTGCATGGGTGGTCGTCGGCCCGACCGGTGTGATCGCCTGCCCCGACCGTGCGACCGCCAACCGGATCAACGACCTGCTCGCCGAGCACGGCATGGTCGGCGTGCCCGACAGCCTCGAAGGCGTGGAGTGGGCGCAGTGAGCGGGCGCACGTACACCGTCAGGGTCTATCGGCACGGAAAGTCTTTGTGGTCCGCTGTGGCTCAACCCCCCTTTTCTAGCTACTGGTGGAGTTCGGCGAACGGGCGCACGCGTCGACAGGCGATCCGCCGGGTCAAGCGCAAACTCCGCCAGCACGAGCGAGAGATGGCGTGGCGGGCCGACGAAGAGCAGATCGAGGTCACCCTATGACCCTCACCATCGGCATCGACCCCGGAGTCGCCGGCGCCATCGCTGTCGTCAACGCCGCCGGCGAGGTGCTCGTCTGGGACATGCCGACCATCGAGGTGCGCGGCAAGAAGCGCATCTCGGCCCGGCATCTGCGCGACCTGCTCGTCGACATCGGCCCGGCCGTCATGGTCGTCGTCGAAGACGTGCAGGGCGTGCAAGGTTCCGGCGCCACATCGGCGTTCTCGTTCGGCCGTGGCTGCGGTGTCATCGAAGGCGTGCTCGCCGGGCTCGACCGGCCCGTCACCTACGTCACGCCGCAACGCTGGACGAAAGACCTCGGCGTCGGCTCCGACAAGGGTGCGCACCGCCTGGCGGCGCAACGGCTGTGGCCGCTCGACGACCTGTTCGACCGTGTCAAGGACGACGGGCGGGCCGACGCTGCGCTGCTCGCTCACTGGTGGATGAGGGGGCTGGGGTGAAGCGCAAGGACGTACAACGCCTCGCCGCCGAACTCGTCGACGGCATCGAGCAGATGCGCCGCGACCTCGCCCTGCGGGATGCGCAGGTGCAGCAGTTGATTGCACAGCGGAACGAGCTATGGGCCGAGCTAGACGCCAAACGGCGAGCGGAGGGGCTGGGGTGAGCATGCAATACCCGACCATCCCGAAGCCGATCGCTCGCCTGATCGACGAACCACGGATGTGGAGTGACCAGTCGACCGCTCTGCCAACCCTTGCCAAGTTCGAGATTGAGTACCCGTGGTCCGACTGGTCCCAGTGGGAACGCTGCGGGCCAGAGGAGATCGTGAGCGACGAGGAGGTCGGCTTCGATCTGGTCGCCGCCGAGGTGTCGCTGTTCAAGGTGCTGAGGTACGAGCAGCTCAAGCGGTATCGCACCAAGTATCGGCAGCGGTGGGCCCGCTTTCGCCGCAACGCCAGGGGCGAGTGTGAAAGCGAAGTCCGCGACGAGTACAGGACGGTGGTGACATGACCCCCGACCAAGCATGGCTCGAGCATTTCGTGGACTGGTGGATGAAGGCCATCTACGAACACGACGCTGAGATGGGGGTGGCGATGGCTTTACACGAAGCATGGTGGGGTGTGCCGATCGGGCCGACGATGTCGATGGCTCACCCGCCGAAGTTGCGGGGAATCCTGTTTGAGGCCACCCAATGACCCCCGACCCGACACCGATCCCGGCGACCGGCATCACCCGCGACGAGCACGACGAACTCGTCGCCGTCAAGGGTCGGCCGCTCACCCAGGGACCGATCAGGCGGCGACGCCAGGTCGACGACGCCGCCGACCTCGGCGGCATGACCGTGCTCGACGGCGTGCTGGCCGAGCACCTGAGGAACGAGAAGAACAAGGAGGTTCCCCATGACGAAGGATGAGCTGTACCCGATCATCGACGAGGTGCTGCACGAGCGTTGGCACCCGTTCACCAACGCCGGCAGTGCGTGGATCGACACGTCCGGCGACGACATCCTGTTGCGCATCCACGACCTGGCCGACGCGCTGTGCGACGCCATCGTCGAGCGCATGGCGGGAGGCCCGTCGTGAGCGAACAGTACCGAATCGGGACTGTTCCCGCTGACTGGCGCACCCTCGCAGCCTGCCGTGGGCTCGACCCCGAGTTATTCTTCCCCGAGCGGGGCGACACGTTCACCGCTCGCAACGCCCAGGCGGTCTGCGCCGCCTGTCCGGTGGCCAAGCAGTGCCTGGAGTTCGCCATCGAGGTTGGCGAGACCGAAGGCATCTGGGGCGGTCTGTCCGGTCGGCAGTTGCGGCAGGAGAGGCAGCGACGGGCGGGTGGCCGCAAGGGGCCGAAGCCGGGCACGACGCTCAAGCCGATCAAGCACGGCACCGATGCTGGTTTCTTTGCGCATCACCGCCGCGGCGAGCGGCCGTGCGAGTCATGCCGTGAGGCGCACGCCGCCTACAACGCTGAGCGGGAGCGCAAGCAGGGCAGGGCGGCATGAACTGGGCCGAACTGCGTGCGCAGCTCGCCTGCACCGGCCGAGCCAACGAGATGTGTGTCGACGGCTCGACCCCGCACCAGCGCGCCAGGCAGGAACGGGCCGGGCTCGCCATCTGCGCTGGCTGCCAGCACCTCAACCGGTGCCGGGCGTGGGTACTGCGCCAACCGGACGACCCGTCGCCGGTCATGGTCGTCGGCGGCATGACACCAGGGCAGCGGCGCAGATACCGCCACGGCGGCGACGCCTGCGGGACCGCCGCCGGGTACTGGCGGCACCACCGGCTCGGCGAGGAGGCGTGCCAGCCGTGCAAGACAGCAGTGAGCGAGGCGCGACGGGACTACCGGGCGCGACGCAAGAACGAGGGAAGGGGAGCGGCGTGAGTGTTCAATACCTAGTCGGCGACACGCGAGAGCAGACCGCCACCATCGCAGACGGGTCGGTGTCGCTGGTGGCGTGCTCGCCACCGTTCATCGCCCTGCGGTCGTACCTGCCCGCCGATCATCCGATGAAACACGCCGAGATCGGCAGCGAACCCGACCCCGCCACCTTCCTCGACACCCTGCTCGCACTCACCGCCGAATGGGGCCGGGTGCTCGCACCGTGGGGCAGCATCGCCATCGAGCTCGGCGACACCTACGCCGGTGGCGGGCTGGGATTCAAGACCGGCGACGCGACATGGCGTCCAAATAGTGAGGCTGACGGTAAACGGTGGAACGATACGCCGACTGCCAAAGACGGCCCAGGCTGGCCGCGCCCGAAGTGCCTCGCCCTCGTGCCGCAGCTCTACGCCGCCAGCCTCGCCTACGGGCGGAACCTGCTCACCGGCGAGCCGTCACCCGCCGGGCAGTGGCTCGTACGCAACATGATCGTCTGGCACCGGCCGAACCCGGCAGTGGGGGCGTTGGGCGACAAGTACCGGCCGTCCACGTCCTACATCACCGTCGCCACCCGGTCGCCGAAGCGGTGGTTCGACCTGACGGCGGTGCGTGCCCCGGGTCCCGATCCGAAGCCATCACAGCGAGGCGCTACCGAGTTCGAGCGCAACGGCGATCTCGGCAAGGCGCGAAACGGCACAGTCGGCATGGACCGAAACCCCGCAGGCGCCCCGCCGCTCGACGCCTGGTTCGACGAACACGACACATGGACACTCACCACACAACCGTCATCGCTCGCCCATTACGCCATGTGGCCAGCGAAACTGGCCGAGCGGCTGGTGCTGTCGATGTGCCCGGCCGAGGTGTGCAACGTGTGCGGCGAGCCACGGCGGCGGGTGGAGGCGACGGAGCGCACCGACGCCAAGGGCAGGAGCCTTGACGGACGGCAGTTTCGTGCGACACGCGAAACGATGGGCACGCTACGCGACTACGAGTACCTGCTGGACGATGCGCCGACGCCTTCATTTCGCACCACCAAGCACCTCATCGGCTGGACCGACTGCGGCCACGACGACTACCGGCCCGGCGTCGTGCTCGACCCGTTCGCAGGCACCGGCACCACCCTCGCTGTTGCTGACTGCCACGGCCGCGACGCCATCGGCATCGACATCGACGAACGCAACCACGCCCTCTACCCGGCCAGGTGCGCCGAGGTGCGCAAGGCACTGTTCGGCACCCGGCCAGAGACACCCGGCCAACTCGACCTGTTCGGGGGAGCCGCGTGATGCCCGCCACCACACCGCCACCCGCCGACGTGCACCAGGCGGCGCTCGACCTCGCTGCGCACGGGTTCCGGGTGCTGCCGATCCGGCCCGGCATGAAACACCCGCCGATGGCCGCATGGCAGCAGGCCGCCACCACCCGCACCGAAGCGATCGGCGCCTGGTGGAACGGGCTGTACCGGGGCCACGGCGTCGGTATCGC